ACAGAAGTCGCGTTGTTCGTGCTGCTGAGAGTGTATTGCGCCTCGTTATAAGTATGCGTGTGGCCGGGATCGGTAACGACGGCGGTATGCGTGTGCGCGGCAAGTTGCGCCTCGGTCAGTGTGTGGGTTTCCGAGCCGCCGGTATTGCCGAGGCCGTCGCCGTCAACGCCGCCGCTGACGCCCGTAAGCCGGTTGGCTGAGCTGCCCCCCATGCTGTCATAACCGGCGACAACGCGGCCCCGCAGATCGGGAATGTTGAAAGTCGTGCTGCCGTCGCCAACGCCGTAAGCTGTCCCGAGCAAAGCGTACAAGCTGGCATAGGTCGTGCGGCTGATCGCCTGGCCGTAGCAAAGGACGAAGTTCGAGTTGGGCGCCGCGAGTGCCGTATAGGGCAGGATCGCGCCGAGCGGCAGCGACGACGGGGCGCTATAGTAGCCGTGCAACAGCCACTCGGTGTTGCTGCTGTCATAAGTGGCCGTGTAAGGCGTGCCTGCAATCAGCGTGCTTGCCGGGAGCGAGACGCCGGTTTCCAGCCGAAGCGCCCGAGCGGTCAGGCCATCCACGGACAGCGTTGCGCCTGCCGCGTTCGTCGTGTGCGGGACAAACGCGATCGTAAACCCGTCCGTCGCAGCCGTTAGCGTCTGGTAGCTCGTCACGGTGTAGGCGCTGGACGTGCCGCCCGTGGTTATCATGCCAGCCACGTCGTCGCGGTATTTGGCGAGAGCGGCCATCATGGCGCGGGCGCTGTCATTGACCGCGGACGGTGACATGCCCTCGCGCCAATTCACCGTGGAGTCAGCCGTGTTATTGCTCGAGGCCGTCCTAGACCATTTCCAGAGGCTCATTTAGGCCCTCCTAAAAGCCTTGCGGGCTTGTGCAATGTTGAGTTTCGGCAGACGCGCCGCCTGTATTTGCAACTTGGGCATCTCTAGGAAGCCATCGCCGCCCAAGGGATCGGCCGGCTTGTCCGCGCTCGCGACGGTGCTTTTGATCGTGGAGGCGAGGGGATCAGGCAGCAGCCCCACAAGGCCGTCAGACTTGACCTTGGCCACTGCGTTGCCGATGCCACTAAATCCGCCCGCATTTGACTCAGGAGCGGCGGCAGCGGCCGGGGCTATATTGGGTGCGGCGGCCTGCGTTTGCCCGCCAGCGGGCTGCTGTGGGGCTCCGGCGGGGCTTCCAGCGCCAAACCATGCAACCTCACGCTGCCGACGTGCCGCGAGGCCCGGCAAGTCCTCGCCGCCGGCTTTATTGTATTGGAGGAATATCTGCTTGGCCGTGTTGAGGTCGCCGGCCTTGATCGCTTGGCCAAGCCCGGCCTGCGTCCAGCCGGAGCCGGCGTTGAACGTCAGCGACGTGAGGGCGGCGCGCGTCCCCGGATCAAGGTTAGGGGCGAACTTGTCCACGATGGCCGCGGCCGACGCGATCTCATCGTTAAGCCGGCGCTCGGCTTCCGCTTGGTCGATAACCTCGCCGGGAAACTTGGCGCGGGTGCCATACCCTACGCTGTTCTGCTTGTAATCCCACGTCGCCCGCGGCGTGAAGCCCTCGGACTTCTTTATGCCATCGAGGAATTGCGGATCGATCGTCATCAGATGCCCCCTAGAAGTGCGTTACTCAGGGCGTCGGCATCCTCGCCGGTCAGGGTCGCGATATTGCGCGCAAACTGATTTGTCGCGAGCATGAACGTCCTATCCGTCATGCTGCCGGCCTTGTATTTCGCCAGCGCCGCGCGCCAGTCGGAAAGCTGTTTGACGCCTTGTGGATTGCTAACCACCGCAAGCAGGTTATCGGCACTGCGCAGCGTCCGGTTGTCAGCCATCCGCTTTGCGGCCATGCCGAGAGCCGCAATCCCAAGCTGCGGCAAGCCCGTGAACGGCGCGGCGGCAAGGTGCATCATGAGAGTCAGGCCATTGCCCTCAGGCGATACCTTCCCGGCTAATCGCAGAATGTCGCTAACGGGGCCTTGATCGACAACGGAGCGGATTAGGTCTTTCTCAATGTCGGAGAACGCCCGCGCCTGCTTCTGATTGCGAAGCAGCTTGGCAATTTCCTGGCGCGTGGCATTGTTGATATTGCCGCCCGATCCTGTCGCTTCAGTGCGGATGCTGGCCGTCTGTTGCGCGCGCTCAATCTCCTGCGTCTTGGCAAGGCGCTTCCACGTCTCGCGCGCATCAGTCATCGCACGCGCGCCGGCCGTCTGATCGCCCATAACAATGTCGCCGGGCGCGAACTTCTGGCCGATGGCGTCGTCTATATGCTGGATGATCTGGCCGGCCATCTTGCGCTCAGACGGGCTGCCGTCGCGCGCCGTGTTCACGGCCATCTTGCGGAGCGTATCGACGCCCTTGAGCGTGACGTTCTGATCCTTCAGCCGCTCGAGTTCTCCGAGAAGCGGCGCGATCTTCGGTTGCAACTGAGGGTGATAACCAATCTGCGTTAGATCGGTTTCAACGCTGGCTTTGAGGCGTTGCACGGCCTGCGGCGCAAATACCACGCCGGCCTTGTCGGCATCGCCGTATGCCTTCGAGGCGGCTTTCTGCAGGTCTTCCGTGGCTACCCGATCAATCCGCGGACTCGCCCAAGACGGCCCATTGGCGAGCTTTCCGGCAATCGCGCCAAGGCCCGCGCCGAACGCCAGCCCGGCCGCGCCTTGGCTTGTGGCTTTCTCGGCGCTGTCTTCCGGCGTCTCGCCAGCGCCAAACCCCTCAACGGCTCCTGTAACAGCACCTGTCGTCGCGGCGTTAACCGCTCCAGGGATTGCACCGGCCCCGCGCATAACGGTTGCCATCGGCAGAGCAAACGCACCGGCAACGGTGCCCGCAGCCTTCTCAAGTCCGCCCGTCGTCACGTCGCCAATAACCGGCAGCGTTGCAATCGTCTGCGTCGGCGTGGCGTCGATCGCCCGGTCGCGCGCTCGGTTGTAGGCGAGCGCCTCGTCATAGCTCGACTGGCCCGTGAGTTGGGCTGTCCTGGCGTTCAGTTCATCCGCCCATGTTCCAACGCCGGGCACGCTGCGGGCAAAGCGGTTCACGGCATCGCCAACGCGCTGCATAGTGCCGCCGGCCTCGCGCTCGCGCGCAACGTAGGCGTCCGCCCATCCTTTCAGGGCCTCTTGTCGCTGGCCGTCCGGCAGCTTTGCAATGTCGGCCCGCACCTGATCGTCCGGTCTGTTGAAGTCGATTTGCGGGGCAGGCTGCGGCAACAGATCATCGAACATACCCGACGACTTGCCGGGACGGACCACGCCATGCAACCCGAGATGATCTCCATTCGGGGCTGCAGTGCCGGCCTGCGGGATCAAGTCATCGAACATGCCCATGATTACAGCCCCTCGCCGTCAATGCCATTTTCTTGCAGGCGCTGGATGACAAGGTTAGCGGGCGCGCCGCTCTGGATCGCGGCACGGGCCTCGCGGCGGGCGGCCGCCTGTTCTGGCGCCATGCGGCCAGCCTTGACCTTGGCCGTGTCCAGCATGGTTTTGACGTTCGCTTTGAACTCTGCCAGCGCCTTCCTGTAATCCGCCTCGCTCACGTCGCGAGCGCTCAGCCGGTTAAGGGATTGCTGAGCGGCCTTGCCTTCCTGTTCCGTGATGGCGCCAGCACCTTTCAGGCTCTCAAACGCCTGCATGAAAGATTGTTTTTCGATCTCGTTAAGCCGGGACTCGACGCGCTTGCTGGCCGGCAGGATTGTCGGCGTATTAGCGTCGATCGGACCTATCACCTTATTAAGCTGCGGGTCCTTCTCGACAGCCTCGATTGACGAGATCAGACGTTCAGTCTGAGCGATGGCGCCCGGCAATGCCGCGTTGGCCGCCGCCGTAGACTTCGCGATCTCCGACGTATAGCCTTTGCGCCATTCCGCCTTGTTCACGCCTGGAGGCGGAGGGGGGATTGCCGGCTGTGCGCCTTGCGGCGGCTGCCCAACGGCAGGAGCCGTGCCGCCCATGTCCAGCGGAACCCACTTTTTTTGCTGCGCATCATAGACGAAATTAACGTCCTCGCCGTCCGCGTTCTTGAGACTCTTGATCTCCGGCCCTTGGCGGTTCGTGTCGGAGAAGTCCGCGATAATCTGTCCCGTCTGCTCGTCAACCAGGCGCCCATTGATGACGGCTGTTTTGCGGCCCTTGTTCGTAAGGACAGGCAAGAGTTGCTGCATGATGTCGGGGCGCTTGGCGAGCGCGAGCGCCTCCGTTGGCGTTACGCCAAGACGGCCGGCGAGAAGTTGCGCCGTCTGGTTTTCAAGCTGCATGGCCTTGTCCGGCCCTTGCGCAGCGTTCGCAATCGCGCCGATCAGACCGCCATTCTGATAGCCGCCGGCGAACGCCGCCATGCGATCCATGAACGACGGTTCGCGCTGCGGGACGGCTGCCGCGGCAGCCTGATTGAGCGGTGGCAATGCAATCGGGCGCGAGACAGCCTGTGGCTGCGGCGCCGGGGCGGGCGCGACTTGTGGTGCCGGCTGCGGGACGGCGGCAGACGCAACGGTCGGCTCCCATCCGCCCGTGGTTGCCTCCGGCCCGAGCGCGCGTTGCACCATGTCCGGCATGTCGGGCCGCGATATTGTAATGCCCTGCATGACCGGCGCCGTTTTGTTGAGCTCGAGCGCGCGCCGCATCAGCTCATCAGTCGGGCTTTCAAACGTCTGCGGGAGGGGTTGCCCCGTCACGCCGAACAGATCGCTAAGCAGTGCCATGGTGCCCCCTTAGACGAGTTTGAAGCCGGCAGACGCACCAACTTTCGTGCCGGTAGCCGTGCCCGTCTGCGTTCCGCCGAGGCCCGCTGCCGGGTAAAGAAGCTGCGCAAGCCAGCCCTCATTCATGTAGGGGATTTGCGCTTTGAGGGTTTCGAGGTCGATCGCCTGCTGCCCCTGCGCAACCCGGTCTTTGTTGATCTGATCCAACAAACCAACGGCGCCGGTATCGAGGCCCGCCTTCTGCGCATCTAGCCCGGCTTGCGTGGTCGCTGAACCCGTGGCGCCCTGGAACAGATCGCGCGCCGCCGCGTCCGTGCGGCCTTGCTCGCGGTTGTACTGATCCAGCAGCAGCGGCGTTTGTGCGCGCGAGACGCCCTCAGCAACCGTCCTTTGGTTGTAGCCCGACAGATCACGCCCGGCCGCGGCGAACTGCGAATTAATCCGCTCGGCGGCATCCGTGCCGACCTGATCCAGCATCGCGCGGAGCTGCGGATTGTTCATCACGTCGAGATTGCCGCCGTCCGCCGTGCCGGAGAGGCGCCGGTTGAACTCGTCATAGGCGGCGCCAACCTTCGGCGCGTAGTTCGTGCCGTTGAGAATGCCGGTTGCGACGTTCGTCCCGGCAGCGGCGGCGGGGTTGACTTGCCCGACGTTCGTTTTTTGCGCATCGATCGCGCTAGCAATGCCGCTGGTATCGGTGGACTGGTACGCGCCCGCCAAGCCGCTGAGCATTTCCTTTAGGATAGGCTGCGTGGGTGCCCACGGGTCAACCTGCTGCGAGGTTTTCTGCGTTTGCTTCTGTGCGCCGAAATTGAATGCCATTAGGCGGCCCTCTCATAGATCGTTACTCCGTGCATCCGATCGACGGGCTTGCACTCGGGCAAAAGCCGCCCCCATCCGTCTTTGCCCGCGAACCGGAACGACGACGCGCCGAGCGCGCGGGTGTATTCGACCATGCGGGCCTCGATCGCCTTCGCCCAATGGTGCGCGCCCTTGCCGGCGAGGCCGTACACAACCACGATGCTTTTGCCGTCAATGTTGCGGGCGGCCGTCAGGAAAGCAGCGCGGAACCGCGTCGGGTGATCGTCCACCACGACCCACAAGTGCGCCTCTTTGGCGAGTATGTCGGCGGCTACCTTCTGCGGATCGTCGCCGGCCACCTTGAGGCCCTCGCCAATGTAATGCTTAATGTGCGGCCACACGTCGTCCAGATCGGCGGGCGCAACGGCTATGACGTGCGTTGTCATCCGTGAATGCTCCAATGAAAGGTTCGGCCGGTCGTCGCTGCGTTGGCGTGTGTGATCGTGAACGACCCTTGCGCAACCGTGGACACGTACATGGTCCCATTCCCGAGCTCGGCGGCAGCGTTGGCCGTCGTCGGCGTTAGGTGAACTTTCGAGCCAAGGCCGCAGCTAACGGTTGTAACGGTCGTCGTTCCAGCACTGGGGGTGAGCGTCACGGACCCAACTGCGTCGCTGCGGCCTTGGTACAGTGCGCGGATGGACTCCACGATCCTCCGCAGATTGGTTTCGCCCGGCGCGGGTGAATTGCTCATTGCCTAGAACCTCCCTGCTTGACGCAACTCAGGGGTCAGGCCCTTAGCGAAGGTCCAGGTTGTTCCGGCTGGAATGCGCAGCCGCAGCCGGCCCGATCGCGCCTCGTCTAATAAGGGGCAGTAACCGTCGTCATCCATCTCGCTTTCGACGCCATACGTGAGGGAGAAGCTGAGACGATCGCGCGTGACGACGCTGCAATAGGCTTCCTCGGCGTCTGTGATCGGTTGCGCGCCGTTGACGTAAACCCTGCGTCTCTCCCCGATCACTTCGCCCGTGGTAAGGACGGCTTCCAACGCATCACCCGAAAAGAAGCCGAGCTTGTGCGCCGTGCTGAACCCCGCGAGCTGCGGCAGCGCCGCCGACGTGTAGTCATCGAATGAGACGGTGAGAGCATCCATCGAACCGCCGACGATGCCGCCGCCCGTGTAGGCGTTCGTAAACGTCGAGCCATCCAGATCAATGTTGGTGTCGTCAACGTAGGTTATCGTCCAGTTGCCATTAGCCTCGGTCGTGCCGGTCACGTCCTGTATCGCCAGCACGTCGCCCGTAACCCACGCCGTTGCATCAGCAACGGTAATCCGAATGCCGCCGCTGCCGTTGTCAGCCGCGTTCGTAATGGCCTCGTAATCCGTGATGTAGTCGAGGCTTTCGAGCGTGGTTCCGGGCTTGGCCGTGGGGCCAATGAACTCGCCGGAGAATTCCACGGGCGCCCAACGCTTCAGCAGGTAGTTGTACACTAGCCCCTTATCGAATTGCCCGTCATTGCCCGTGCGCGACTTGTAGACAAAGAGCACGATATTGCGGGCCGGGTCCGGCGCCGAGATACACATTTGCAATTCGTTCGTGTCGAGGTCGCCGGCCGTGTTGCCATCGCCAAGGATGGTCCGGTCTACCCGCTCGGCGCCGATCGGCGTAATCGCCCCGTCGCCCGTGGCCTCCGCGAAGCCCGCTGGCGAGAGGTAGAAAATCCGGTTGCTGGCCTGGCAGAGTGAGTATTGCGCGAGGATGCCCCGGCTGTTCTCAATCTTTTCGATCGTGAACACGACAGAGCTGCCGGGCTGATAGATCATCCGGCGCGTAACCTGCTCCTGCAGGATTAGCCCGAACTCGCCGCCGGCCACGCCGCGTACGCGCCCGCCGTCGCTCATGTCTTGGAAGTCGCTGTAATTCGTCGCCACGGTCCATTGCGTCGGCGCATTGAGGCCGGACCAGCGAATGCGGTAGGGGTTGTCGGCTAGATCGAACAGCACCACGAAGCGGTTAACAATCGCGATGCCGCCGGCCATTGGAGGCGAGCCGCCGAGGTCCGAGAACTCCGTTGCGCTCGTAATGTCGAACACTTGCGGGCTGCAGTTGCGCTGGACCGCGATCACGTAATTGTTGAACTGCGCAAAGCTCCAGTGCCCGTCCGTTGGGCAATCGGTATAGCTGCCGCCGTTTTTGCTAACGTCGGTCCAGCCCTGATAGGTCGCGTTCAGCGTGTAGATTTTCGAGGCCGTCGCCGCGAAGATCAGAACGCTACCGTCCGTCCGGTATGCGCAGAAGAACCCCCGGCATACGTCGCCAAGCGCGCCGCTGAACGCTTCCAGCCCGTAAAACGGCCCGTACCCATCCGAGCGCGGCACGACGTTGCTAAGCACTTGCGTGTGCTCGGCGTTCAGATCGGAACTATCGGGACGAAACTCAGCGAACGGAACAATGGCCATGTGCTCCCTCCGCTAGAATGGCATGGTTGAGTAGCGGCCTGATGGCATCACCTTACGCATGAGCTGCTTTTTAAGGTCTAGGTGCGCTTCCTCCACGGCCGCCGACATGCGCGCGGCTAGTTCCTCATCGTGCAGGACGTGCATCGCGAGTTCCCACTTGGCGCGCGAACGAATGAGCCGCTCTGCCGTGGTCATCCAGGCGTTATCGGCTTCGTCGTCGTCATCGGGCTCGGCAACCTTGAACGTGCCGGCAACGCGAACCGTCCACTCGTCATTAGGGACGGGGTACAGCCGCATTTCGTCGCCGTACCATACGTAAGTTGTCGGCTCGCCTTCGATAGTGCCGCTCTGGCTCCAGCTCTCGACTTGGCTCGGGTCGCCGGCCTCGAGCGTGTAAGGCGTGTTCCCTATGACGATCTTCACGTAATCAATCTTCATCAGATCGGTCAGGCTATCGCTGTAGAACTCGGTCCCGTCTACCGTCTCGAATGTGGTGCTGCGAACCTCGGAGAAGGCCCAAGGTTCGGACTGATAGGCGTCAATCGCCGTGCTGATGGCCTGATCGATTTGCGAGCCGATATTTTCACGGCGCAATTCGCTGGCGATGCGAGATCTCATGACTCCCTTAGTCGTCATGTCGTCAGCTCCAATTCCACGATGAATGTTTCCTCGGATGCCGGCGTGTAGGCCGCTTGTGCCTCAATGAAGGCGTATAGCCGCCGCTCGCGATTGCCGGTGCCGCCCGTAATGTCGAAGGTCAGGCCGCCCGTGATCGCGAACGCTTCCGACAGGCCCACCGTGCCCGAATGCGCGCCGCTGCTCATGTCGCAATCAACGGTGCCCAAGTGATAACGGGCCGTGTCGATCGCGAAAACGCCGTTGTCCCCGTTGGTCACGTCCGGCTCCTGGCTGTAGAAGTGCAGCCGGAAATTGGCATTCGTCGCGCTCGGGTCGGATTTGTAGAGCCGCACGCGCGCTATTGTGCCCTGTCCCGAGACGCTCGACGTGGCCCAATACAAACCGACGACGCTCGCGGCCGTTGCCGAGTTGGCGACCAGATCACCCGAGGCATAAGCCGTGGTGTTCGCTGGTCTGCTGAACTGAGCCGAGAGGCGGCGCGGCATTAGGGCATCCCCTTTATTCGAGTGATTACCGCGCCGGACACGCCGTACTGACGGGCGAGTGCGATGCCGGCCCCATAACCCGCATGGAGCGCGAGCGCGGCCTTTATCTCTCGCACCTGTTCCTTTGTGAGCCGCTTAAGGGGCTCCGGGGCTATCGTCGGTCCGACGTGGGTCCAATTCTTTCCACGCCGAATGCGCGATATTGCCCCCTTTGTGACGCCATACTCGCGCGCTATTGCAACAACCGAACCGCCAGCCACTAGCCGGTGTTTGATCTCGACGGCCTGCGCCTCGGTTAGCTTGGCCATCGAATGTGCTTCGCCGCGCCCCTGTCCCTTGTAATTGAACGAGCCCGCGCGGATCGCATCCCATGTGTTCTGCGAATACGTGCCCGCGTACAAATGGGCCGGGTTCACGCAATAGGGGACGCTGCACTTGTGGCAGATGATCTTGTCGAGCGCTTTATCGCCTGTCGCCAGAGCGTAGGCATACCGATGCGCCGCGACATTCCTCTCGCCGTTCCAAATCTTTCCATGGCCAGAACGATTGCGCGTCCCGTTCCACGGCCAGCACTCATCCGCGGCGCGTTTTTCAACCCGCTGCCAGAATTTGTCTGTAAGTGCCGAGGTCATTCCGAAGTCCTTTGCCATTTTCATTCCCCGCAAGTTGTTCTTCGTTTATTCTAAGTGATTTGCGGGGATTTGTATAACCCAACTCAACCCTAAATAATCTCAAGGTCCACTCTCAGCGTCTCGCCGGAAACAGGCGTGTAAGCTGCGTTCGCTTCGAGCAACCCGTACAGCCGGCGCTCGCCGCTGTTGGCTGCCGAGAGATCGAACGTAATGCCGTTGGTGATCGTGAACCGCTTGCTAAGCCCGACCGTGCCGGGCACGCCGCCCGTGGTGCAATCGCAGTCAATGCTGCCGATATGATAGAGCGCAGTAGAGATTGCGAACGCCCCGTTATCGCCGTTCGTGACCGTTGGCGATGCCGTGAACAAGTGCAGCGTCACATTGAAATTCGTGGCTGTCGGGCCTGATTTATACATGCGAATGGCGCTGATCGTGCCTTGCCCGACAACGCGAGAGGTCGTGAACGTCAGCGGCGTGACGCTGCCGGCCGTCGTGCTGTTCGCAATCAAATCGCCGTCAGCATAAGCCGTGGTGTCGGCCGGCCTCGTGAAGTCGTCATAAGCGCGCATAGGCATGTGGTCGTGCTCCTGATCGGGTTATGAATACGTTGTCCAGCTAATGCCGGCCTCGGACGCCATGTCCGTGCCGAGC